AATAGTTTTTCCAAAGAAGAGCGTGTTGCGTTCGAGAACCTTCTCGAAGGCTTTCACGATGCCCTGGTGCTCTCGCGCAACGTGAGCATCTACAACACCGACCAGACGATGATGGCTCGTACCAACGACATCATCTGGCGTCCCCAGCCCTACATCGCGCAGTCGATCTCCTCGACTCCCGGTGTGGCCATCCCTGGCTACCAGGACATGACGCAGTTGGCTGTTCCGGCCACCATCGGCTTCAGCCGCACGGTGCCCTGGACCATGACTGCGCTTGACCTGCGTGATGCACTGCAGGAAGGCCGTCTGGGCGAGGCTGCCAAGCAGAAGCTGGCATCGGACATCAACCTGGCGATCATGAACGCTGCTGCGAACCTCGGCTCGCTGGTGGTGGACGTTGGCGCTCCTGCTGGCACCTATGATGATGTGGCCCTGTGCGACAGCATCATGAACGAGCAGGGCGTGGCCAACTATGACCGCTACCTGGCGCTGTCCAGCCGCGACTACAACGGCCTGGCTGGCAACATCGCTACCGGCGCGACTGGTACCGCAGCTCGTTCGTTCAACGGCAACAAGTCGAACAGCGCTTTCGAGCGCTCGTTCGTCGGCATGGTCGCTGGCTTCGAGACGTTCAAATTCGACTACGCCAACCGTCTGGTCGGCGCTGCTCCTGCAGCTCCTGTCACCATCGACACCCAGGCCGCGGCGAACAACTACTACGTCCCGCAAGCCACCTCGACCGCCATCTCTGGCGAGACCCAGAACGTGGACAACCGCTTCCAGACCATCACCGTCAACGCGACGGCTGGTGTTGTGGCTGGCGATGCGTTCACCATCGATGGCGTCGAGGCCGTGCATCACATCACCAAGCAAGGTACTGGCCAGCCCAAGACCTTCCGCGTGGTGAGCGTGCCTGCCGGTGGTACCGACCTGGTCATCACCCCGCCGATCATTTCGGCTCAGGGTGGCTCTGATGCTGAACTCCAGTACCAGAACTGCATCGTGACCCCGAACGCTGCTGCTGCCATCACCTTCCTGAACGTGAACACTGCTGCAGTGAACGTGTTCTGGCAGCGTGATGCTCTTGAGCTGCTGCCCGGCCGCTACGCTGTTCCGTCTGACGCTGGTACCGCAGTAATGCGTGCTACCACCGACAACAACATCGAAGTGGTGATGCAGAAGTTCTACGACATCGACAGCATGACGATCAAGTATCGTCTGGACACGCTGTTCGGTGTTGTGAACAAGCAACCCGAGATGTCCGGCATCTTGTTGTTCAACCAGTAAGCTGACGGCAAGAGTGGGGGGACTTCGGTCCCCCCATTGCCAAGGAGATCACCATGCCATTGACCAAGGGTTATTCGCAGAAGTCCATCAGCAAGAACATCTCCAAGGAGATGAAGAAGGGCATGCCCCAGAAGCAGGCTGTCGCTGTGGCGCTGTCCACTGCGCGCATGGCTGCCAAGGCCGCAGGAAAGCCCAGCAAAGCACCGAAGAAGGCCAAGAAGTGAAGGCCGGTCTCTACGCCAACATTCACGCCAAGCGTGAGCGCATCGAGCGCCAGAAGGCCGCAGGCAAAACGCCTGAGCGCATGCGCAAGCCTGGCACCAAGGGCGCGCCAACTGAGGCCGCATTCAAGGCCGCGGCCAAGACCGCCAAGAAACCGAAGGCCAAGAAATGACCACGTTCCCCTGCCTCGTCTATCGCTCGCCTGGCTCAATCCAGCGCGCACGCTATTCCTATGACGCCATGCCGATGCATGGCCAGGCGCAACTGGATGCCAAGCTGGCATCAGGTTGGCACATGACGCTGGAGGCAGCCATCGAGGCAGCAGGACCGCTGGCAGCGCGCCATCTGATGGGGCGCAAGTCCAAGAACCCCAGGCGCACGCCTGTGAAGCAAAAACCACCTGTCGAGCGGCGCGCATCGATGGTCAAGGCTGCCAAGAAGCAAAAGCCTGCGCCAGCATTCGCACCCGAGCCTGTTGCGTCTGTCGTTGATGACAACGCACCACCGACTCGCGCAGAGCTGGAGGCCAAGGCAACCGAGCTGGCGATACCATTCAATAAGCGCACGTCCGACAAGAAGCTGGCCAGCCTGATCGAGACGGCGCTGTCGCAGCAGACATCAGGAGAGTGACATGGGATACAGCAAGCGCCAGTTTGTCTATGCAGCCTTCGAGGAGATCGGCCTTGCGTCCTACGTCTTCGACCTGCAGCCGGAGCAGCTTGAGTCGGCCAGGAGACGCCTGGACGCCATGATGGCCGACTGGAACGGCAAGGGCATCCGACTCGGATACCCGATCCCGGCCAGCCCCCAGGACGGCAGCATCGACGAGCAGACCAACGTGCCGGACTCGGCCTACGAGACCATCATCTGCAACCTGGGCATCCGGCTGGCCCCGAGCTACGGCAAGCAGGTCATGAACGAGACCAAGGCCACGGCCAAGCAGGGATACGACACGCTGCTGCAGCGCGCCACGGCTCCGCTGGAGCAACAATTCCCGAACACGATGCCATCCGGTGCCGGCAACAAGCCCTGGCGCGTGTACGACAACCCGTTCCTGAGTCAGCCGGTCGACCCGGTCACTGCAGGCCCGGACGGCCCCATCGAGTACAACTGAGGAACACACCATGCCGCAAATCAACCAACTCCCATTGCTGGCCCAGGTATCTCCTGGTGACCAGGTTCCGATCTACAGCCCGAACAACGGCGATGCACGGCGTCTGCCGATCAGTGCGCTGTTGGCCTACTTCCAGCAGACCTTTGCCAGCCCAACGCTGGCCACCAACGTCTACACGCCTGGCACAGGCTTCAACCTGGCCGTGCCCACGCCTGTGGCGCAGCAGCAGTGGATGCTGATCCAGCCGGCTGGCACGCTGGCCACCGGCACGGTGACGCTGCCGCTGAATACTCAGACGCCTGATGGCACCGAAGTGCTGATCACCACCACGCAGCAGATCACGGCCTTCACGCTTGGCGCGAACGGTGCAGCGGCGACCTATGGCGCACCAAGCACGCTCGGCGCAGAGGACTTCTTCCGCGTGCGCTTTGTGCAGGCCACCAACTCCTGGTACCGGATTGCCTGATCATGGCGGCCAAGAAAGACCCACGTCTGGAGCGTGTCGGCGTCGAGGGCTTCAACAAGCCCAAGCGCACGCCATCGCACCCGACCAAATCGCATGTCGTGGTGGCCAAGTCTGGCGACCAGGTCAAGACGATCAGGTTCGGCCAGCAGGGTGTCTCTGGCAGCCCCAAGAAGGAAGGCGAGTCCAAGGCAGACAAGGCCAGGCGCGAGTCATTCAAGGCCAGGCATGCCGGCAACATCGCCAAGGGAAAAATGAGTGCTGCCTACTGGGCAGACAAGGTGAAGTGGTGAGGCCATGCAGATTCCAATCCTGAACGGCATCTACACCGACAACGGCCCGGACTTTCGCACGTCCTACCCGGTCAACATGGTGCCGGTGCCAAAGAACAGCGGCATCAGCTCCGGCTTCCTGCGGCCAGGTGATGGCATCGTGGCCAACGGCAGCGGCCCAGGCATCGACCGCGGTGGCATCAACTGGAACGGCACCTGCTACCGCGTCATGGGCACAAGTTTGGTTTCAGTTGACCAGTTCGGTGCTGTGACAGTTCTTGGCGATGTTGGGCCTGGTGGTCTAGTTTCTTTTGACTACAGCTTCGACCGCCTGGCCATCGCATCTGGTGGTCGGCTGTACTACTGGAACAGCACGCTCGGCCTGGTGCAAGTGACCGACCCTGACTTGGGAGTGGTGCTCGATGTGGTATGGGTGGACGGCTACTTCATGACCACCGATGGAACCAGCCTGGTGGTAACAGAGCTGTCCAACCCGCTGCAGGTCAACCCTCTGAAGTACGGCTCCAGCGAGGTTGATCCTGATCCCGTAGTGGCGCTGATCAAGCTGCGCAACGAGATTTATGCACTGAACAGAAACACCATTGAGGTGTTCGACAACGTAGGAGCTGAGTTTTTCCCGTTTCAGCGCATTGACGGTGCTCAGGTGCAAAAAGGTGTTGTCGGCACTTTTGCTTGTTGCGTTTTCATGGAGCAAGTGGCATTCCTTGGTAGCGGCCGCAATGAGGCACCAGGCATCTACATGGGAGCCAATGCGACGACCACCAAAATCAGCACACAGGAGATTGACGAAATACTGCTGCAGTACACAGAAACGCAGCTTGTAACGGTCAAGCTGGAAGCGCGCAACGACAAGGCGCACCAGCACCTTTACGTTCACCTGCCTGACCGCACGCTGGTCTATGACGCGGCAGCCAGCGAGGCGCTGGGCGAGCTGGTCTGGTTTACTCTAACGACCACAGTCGTCGGATTCAGCCAGTACCGTGCGCGCAATTTAGTCTGGGCTTATGACAAGTGGCTGATCGGTGATCCGCAGTCGAGCAACATCGGCTACCTGGTGGACACCATCGGTACGCACTGGGGGCAGAAGGTGCGCTGGGAGTTCGGCACGCTGATTGCCTACAACGAAGGCAATGGCGCACTGTTCCACGAACTGGAGCTGGTCAGCCTAACCGGCCGCGTGGCAGTTGGCGTCGATCCGATCATCACCACCAGCTACAGCCTGGATGGCCAATCATGGAGCCAAGACCGGCCACTGCGTGCCGGCACCATCGGCAACACCAAAAAGCGCCTGGCCTGGTTTCAGCAGGGCAGCATGCGCAACTGGCGCATCCAGCGTTTCCGCGGCGACAGCGATGCGCACCTGGCCTTCGCACGGCTGGAAGCGCAGATTGAAGGGTTGCTGTACTGATGGCAACGAATCCACGCATTAAGCTAGGACTGACTCGCGATCAGCTTGCTTTGTTCTTGAAAGATCATGAGCAGATCAAGCAGTTCGAGAACCTGTTCGCAGTAGCAGATGCCATTGCACCTGATGTTGTTAATGAGGTCAACATCGCTGCTGGCACTGCGCAGGCCACGGCTATCCAGGCACTAAGTCAGATCGCTGCACTAGCGCAGGAGGTAGCCATCTGCTGCTCGATCAGCGACATCAAGGGCACGCAGGCTTTGGATCAAATTGCCATGCTGGCTCAGGAAACTGCGGTCAGCATCGCATCAGCAGAGAACAAGGCCAACCAAGCGATGGCGCTGCTGTCCAGACTGGCTGAGGCTGTCGAAGGGCTGCAAATGCTGCCACCGAAGCGCGAGTTCAAGCGCAGCAGGTATGGCTCGTTCTATGACACCACCACACAGACAGCCACGGTCGTCAATACGGCCAAAGCCATCACTTTCAACACCACAGACCTGAGTCATGGCGTCTACATTGGCACGCCAACTTCTCGTGTCTACGTCGATACTGAAGGCATCTACAACTTCCAGACCAGCATCCAACTGGACTCGACGGTCGCCACAGACGAAGAGTTTTATTTGTGGTTCAGGCTCAATGGCGTAGATGTCACAAACTCCGCAAGCCAGGTGCGCATTCAGGGAAACAATGCCGAAGTGTTCTTGTCGCTGAATTTCTTCTTCAACTTGAAAGCCGGAGATTACGTTGAACTCATGTTCAGCGTCACCAATCTTGGCGTGCAGCTTCTGGCCTCTGGTCCTGTGGCACCACATCCAGGAATCCCATCCATCATTCTCACTGTCGCAAATAACATCGGAGGTATCCAATGACCGTCACCGTAAAAACCCTTGTGCCTCCCAAGCAAATGGAGGCCGTGCAGACCACGCAGTACACAGCCACGGCTGCCAAGGCGCTGATCGACAAGGCTACAGTCACAAACACCGACACTGTGAACCGCACGTTCAGCGTCAACCTGGTGCAGTCTGGTGGTGCAGCCGGCAATGCCAACCTGATCATCGATGACCGGACGGTCGTTCCTGGCGAGACCTATCTGTGCCCAGAGCTTGTCGGTCAAGAGCTGGACCCTGGTGCCTTCATCAGCACTATCGCCAGCAACGCCACATCGTTGACGCTGCGCATTTCCGGCCGCGAGATCACCTGAAGGAGTCCATGATGGAAGACGCAAAAATGCCCAAAATGATGCTGGCCGGCTTTGGCGGCATCCCCTACGAGGAGCCGTTCATCACTGCGGCCGAAAACAAGAAGAACACCCAGGTGGTGATCGACGACTGGATGCTTGGCCCCGAAAAGCCTAGCAACGAGCGCGGAGCCAACAAGCCCTACTGGATGGCGCTGGCAAAGGCCATGCAGTGCGACGAGGCTGAGGCCAGGCGCAGGCGCTGCTCCAACTGCGAGTATTACGACAACTCGGTCATGACCCAGGTGAAGATGGACAAGATTCCATGGAACCAGTGGGACGTGGGCGCAGGCTTCCGCGGCTACTGCAACAAGTTCGACTTCATCTGCCACGATTTGCGCTCCTGCCAGGCCTGGGAAGAGCGAGAGTTCGAGGAAGATTGACCAAATGGCAGATTGTGGGAAAATATGGTCCACTGAGCCGTCCGAGCAGCCAGTAGCTCACAGCCCCCACCAGGAGGATTCGATGAGCGATGTCGCGGTTCAGGAAGTTGCCAAGCAGGCCGGTGTGCCTGCCGAGCACCTGCCTATCTACCGCCTGGAGGCCGAGCTGCTGAAGCTCCCCCAGGTCGACATGCCTGTCGATCACGACTTCTGCAACGGCCTCTACGCTCGCACGATGCACATTCCGGCAGGCACAGTCCTGACTGGCGCAGTGCATAAAGACGAGTCCTTCTTCGTGGTTCGCAAAGGCCATCTGATCGTCACCACTGACGATGGATCGGCCCAGGTTGGCCCTGGCTTCATGAGCGTCACCAAACCCAACACCAAACGTGCTGGCGTGGCGCTGACGGACGTTGAGGTCACCACATTCCACGCCAACCCGACGAACGAGACAGACCCACAGGCCATCTGGGACATGTACACCGTCCCGGCACCGGCCCCTGTTCTTGAGGCCGTCCAACATCCGCACCTGGAGGGCAAAAAATGAGTTTTGGACTATCTGGAGCAGCACTTGCCGGCATTGCTGTCGGCGGCGCAACGCTCGTCTCCGGCCTGGCGCAGGCCGATGCTGCTCAATCTGCGGCGGCTGCACAGGCTGGCGCATCTGAAGCAGGCATTGCAGAACAGCGTCGCCAGTTCGATGCAGTGCAGAAACTGCTTGAACCCTACGTCACAGCAGGCACTGGAGCCATCGGTCAACTGCAGCCATTCCAGCAGGCTGGCGCGCAAGCATTTCAACAGCAGCAGGCTATTGCTGGCCTACTTGGCCCAGAGGCGCAGCGCCAGGCCATCAGTCAGATCGAATCCAGCCCATTCCTGCAAAGCCAGATTCAGCGAGGCGAGGAGGCGCTCCTGCAGCGTGCGTCAGCCACTGGCGGCTTGCGTGGCGGCAACATGCAGGCTGCTCTGGCGCAGTTCAGGCCGCAGATGCTGCAGCAGGCCATCGAGCAGCAATACGGGCGGCTCGGAGGCTTTGCAGGCGCTGGCTTGGGAGTAGCAGAGCAGCTCTACCGTGGTGGCCAGGCATCGGCAGCCAATCAGGCTTCACAGGCCCAGGCTCTTGGCTCCAACATTTCCAACTTGCTGGCCCAGCAAGGTGCCGCACAAGCCGGCGCAGAGATTGCCCAAGGTCGAGCCTTTGGTGCAATTCCTGCTGCAATCTCTGGAGGCCTTGGCATCTTCTCCGGCCTCGGAGGTAAATTCTGATGGTCCAACCAATCAACTACGGCGTCGATATTCCAGACCCAACGCAGGCATTCCTGCAAGCGTTCAAGACCGGCACGGCCGTCACTGAGGCGCGTTTGGCTCAGGAACAGGCCGCACGTCAGGCCGAGCAGCAAAGACAAATTCAAGAAGCATTTGCGCGGCTGCGCCAGCCAGGCGCGACGGTCCAGGACTACGCCAACCTGTCCATGTTGCTGCCCGAGACGCAGGCCAAGGCTGTGCGCGAGAGTTTCAACATGCTGACCACAGACCAGCAGCAATCTGCAAGGTCGCAGGCTGCACAGGTTTTCTCAGCGTTTCGCTCCGGCAAGCCTGAGATTGCCATCGGCCTGATCCAGCGGCAGATTGACGCCAAGCGCAACACTGGAGATGAGCCTGGCGCAAGGTTCCTTGAGACTTGGCGAGATGTTGCCAAGGAGAACCCCAACGCCACCGAGGATTACTTCGGCGGCATTTTGGCCGAAATGCCTGGCGGCAAGGATGTGCTTGAAGCAGCGCTGAAGGTTTCTGCCGAGCGCAGGACTGCAGCCGAGGCACCTGCCAAACTGCTGGAGGCACAGTCGAGGGCACGAGAGGCCGAGGCGAAAGCACGAGTGGCAGTGGAAACCGCCACCGATGACATCGCCAGAGCAACGGCTCTGCGTGAATTTGAGCAGGCCAAAGCCAGGAAAGAAAGAGCCGATGCAGATGTGGCTGCTGCCACGGTGAAGTCGCGCATCGCCAAGGCCGCAGAAGAGGCCAAGCCAGACCCAGGCTTCGCAATCATTCCAGAGGCAGAGAGGGCGCAGCTTGGGCTTGCACCTGGCGTCTACCAGCGCAACTTGAAGACGCAGAAGATTGAGCCTGTCAGCAAGGAGCTGGTGAAGATCGACCTCGGCCAGCAACGAGACACGCTGGCGCTGAAGGAGTTGGACGTGCCCAGGGCGCAGGAGTTCTCTGCTTCTGCTGCTTCGGCTCGTTCACTGGCGCGCGATTCACGAGTCATCGCAGACTTGCTCAGAGGCAAGGGAGGGGGCGCAACTGTCAAGCTGACCAGCGACTTCGCAAGGACTCTTGGTTTCGAGACAGACACGGTCAAAGCCAACGACCTGGCCAACTCACTGGCGATCCGTGGCGCAACGCAACTGCGTGCCCCTGGGTCTGGCTCTACGTCTGACACCGAGTTCAGAGCATTTGTCTCGGCTTTCCCGTCTCTGGCCAACTCTGAAGGCGGCCGTGAGCTGATGGCCAAGTACGCTGAGGCCTTCGCTGTGCGCTCCGCAAAACTTGCCGATCATGCGCGCAAGTTGATCCGTGAGGACAGATACAGCGAGGAGGAAATTGCAAGATTCGACTCCAGTCTGGGTTCTATCCTTGGCGAGGACTTCTACTCAGGAGCACGGACCAGAGGAGCTGCTGGCGCACCTGTGACTATCACATTGCCCAATGGACAAACTGCAACCTTCCCAAGTCAACAGGCGGCTGACGCCTTCAAAAGAGCAGCGGGGATTCGCTGATGGCAACTGATTACGAAGCACTCGCACGGCAGTTCGGCGGCACGGTAGCAGGACCGGCTGCAGCGCCAGCTCCTGTGCCTGCACCCGCACCTGCGCCTGCTGCAGCACCGGCTGCTGCAGTTCGTCCTGCACCAGTTCCTGTGCCTGCACCGGCCCCGGCTGCGCGTCCTGCGCCAATGGTGGCTCCTGCTGCAGCGGCTGCGCCAGTGGTCGCAGCACCTGCAGTCGATCAGTCAGCTTTAGTGGCTCAGTTTGGCGGCCAAGTCGATCTGCCGAAGATGGGGTTCTTCGAGTCCATTGGCGAGATGGTCACAGGCACCAGGCGCGCAACGCCTGAGACCATGACGCTGCCAGAGTGGACCTCGATGCCGGAACTCAATCAGATGAGCATGGCGTCCTTCAAGTCGGCGCTGGGCACGCTGCTGTCCAACCCACAGGAGACGGTGCAGATTCTGCAGGCCAACTTTCCTGGAATTCAGGTCCGACAGGATGCAAGAGGCAACTTCATCATCCGGTCCTCTGTGGATCAGCGTGAATATGCCATCCCGCCTGGCTTCAGTGCTGGCGACATTCCAAGGGCATTGGGCGGCCTGTTTGCCTTTACGCCAGCCGGCCGAGCAACCACCATTCCTGGCGCTGCGCTGAAGGCTGGTGCAACGCAGGTCGGAATTGAGACCACACAAGCGGCTACTGGCGGTGATGTCAGCGGCACAGAAGTTGCCTTGGCCACCGCCACCGGCCCTGCTGGGCAGATCATCCAGCGTGCAGCACCTCCGGTTGCTGCAGCCGTTCGCAGAGGCGTACAGCGAGCCACCGGCCGAGCTCCTGCGACCCCCCCGGCTCCTGCAGCACCTCGCGTCGAGCCGACTTTTGACATGGGGCCGCCTACTGGCGCACCAGAGGCGCAGCTCCGGGCGCTTGAGTTCGAGCTGGAGATGCTTTCCCAGCAACCGCTGAGGCAGGGTGAATCCAGAGGAATCCGAGAGGCCAGGCTTGCTGAGGTACAGCAGCAGATTGCCTCGCTCAGAAGCAGGCCGGCTGCAGCGGCTGCGCCAGCGGCCCCAGAAGCTCCTGCAGCGGCTCCGGCAGCCGCAGCCATACCAGAGGCACCACCTCCTGCTCCTGGCCCTGCTGGCGCGCCTATGGGCACGGCAATGGCCCCCGAAGTGCCTCCCGCAGCAGCAGCGGCAGAAGGCGCAGATGTTGGTGAGGTTTTGAACCTGGCACGCAAGGCGGCAGGGTTTGGACCTGGATCATCCGCGGCCAAGGCCAAGCTGGTCGATCTGGCGCAGGTCAACCCGGATGCTCGCGCTGCGGCCGAGCGTCTTGGCATGGACTTGCCATTCGATGTGTTCAGCGACAACCCGCAGGTGCGCAGTGCTGTTGGATTGACTCGCGCACTGGTTGCAGGCGAGGCTGAGGCTGCATGGGAAAACACGGTGCGCCAGGCCATTCAGCGTGCTGATGACATCTCGCAGCAGTTCGACGCTGCATTCGTCGCTGGCCGGCCTGCGCCTGGTGCTACATCGCAGAAGATCGTGGACACGCTGCAGCAGACGCGACAGACGCTGAAGTCTGACGCCAAGGCGATCTACGACCGGATCGACGAGATGGTTCCGAAGAACTCTCCAGTCGACCTGAACAACCTGAGAGCCTACCTCGACGATCTGCGCGCAAATCTTGGCGAAGCAGGCCGCATGACGCCACAGGAAACCAACCTGGCCAAGATGCTGGAGAAGGGCGAACTGACTTATCTTGGACTTCTGCGCGAGAAAAACCTGATCGGCCAGGCTCTTGAGGGCGGCAAGTCACCCTACGAGAACATGGCCAAGGGCGACCTGAAGCGCCTGTATGGCGCGCTGGCGCAGGATCAACTGGACAACGTGGCGACATTGGCAGGCGAAGAGGCCCGGCGTGAGCTGCGCGCGGCCAACCTGCTGACCGCCAAGCAGAAGGCACTGGAGAAGCGCATCATCGGCGCGTTCGGCCAGGAAATCGACGGCAGCGTGGCCCAGCGCATGCAGACAGCCATCACCACGGCAGCCAAGGGCGATGCCGCAGCCTTCAACAGACTGATGAAGGTGGTGCCAGAAGAGTTGCAGAAAGAGACGCTGGCCACTGCGCTGGCGTCTGTGACGGCAGGCAAGGCGGCAGGTCGAGCAGCGGCCGGCGCTGTCGAGACCGTGTTCAGCCCTGCTGAGTACACCAAAATCTACCGCGGCCTGCGCGCCAACCCGCCTGTCTATGCTCAGATGGTCAAGATCATGGGTCCAGAGTGGGACCGTGCATCGCGTGACCTGTACGAGATTTCCAGGCGCATCGCTGATGCACAGGCTCGGATTCCAACCACCGGCAAAGCGAACCAGATTCTTGGCGAGGCAGCAGTCGAAGGCCTGATGGGCAAGATCATGTCCAGCAGCCTGGCACAACGAGCTGTCACTGGCACTGTGGGCACCATCCCTGGTGGCGGCTTGATTGCGCCTGACATCGTGCAGTGGATGTCGGCTGCCAAGGGAGCTGGCGTGCAGAAGGCGTCCAAGCTTTTTGCATCGCCAGAGTTCCAGGAGCTGGCTGTGCAGGCTGCCACCAAGGGCGGCCAGCCAAGCCAGGCTTCGATCCGACGCACAGCCATGAGCAAGGCCTTCGGGGATTTCGCAAAAGAGGCCAACCTGCCACAATCTTTGGACGCGCGCATCCAGTTTTTGCAGAGCGCAATCCAAACCGGACGCCAATTTGACCAGGAGAACCAACAATGAGCGCTCTTTCCATTCAACCCACCTATCCGATCTTCACGGACATCGATGGCCAGCCCCTTGAGGATGGCTACGTCTGGATCGGCCAGGCAAACCTCGACCCGCAGGGCAATCCGATCCAGGTTTACTGGGACGCAGCGCTGACGATTCTGGCTGCACAGCCGATTCGCACGCTGGCAGGATACCCTGCAAACAGCGGCACGCCTGCGCGCCTGTACGTCAACAGCGACTACAGCATCCGCGTGATGAACAAAAACGGCAGCACTGTCTACAGCGCTCCAGAGGCCACAGAGCGCTACAGCGATGTGGTTATTGGTGGCGTCAACGCTCAAGATGTGATCTACGACCCACCCTATCCGAGCGCTGTTCAAACCAATGCAGAAGCAAAGATGGGGCAGATCGTCAGCGTCATGGACTTTGGCGCAGTTGGTGATGGCGTGACCGATGACACTGCGGCCATTCAAGCGGCCATGAACTCGATACCGCAGATCATGGACAGCTTCTCTGTGGTCGTGAATGGTGTCAATAGGACATTCAATGTTGGTTGCAATGGAACCATCTACTTTCCGCGAGGCAACTACCGAGTTTCTGGTCCAATAACCACGGGCGCTTACCTGCGCATTATTGGCGACCACGCAACCATTCGCAGCACCAACAATGCTGCCAACATCTTCAATGTGTACGGCTTTGAGACGCACATCGAAGGCATTTCGTTCGCAGGTGGCGCAACTGCTATCAATTACACGCAGGGGAACACCAACACCTCAATCAATAGCGTGAGCAACTGCGTGTTCAACGCGCACAACGACTATGCGATCAAGTCCATCGGCACATACTCGACCAAGTTGAACATCAGCGACTGCAAGTTCATCGTGTTCGCTGGGGCAGTGTTCAACGAGTGCGACGAATGCACACTTGAGACATCTTGGATTGATGCTCTTGCTCCGAACGTGGTGTCCATCAAGAACCACAGCAACATGACCTGTCGTGACTTGCTGTTGGTGCCTGACACCAATGGCACCGGACCGCAAGCACTGACAACCTATTGGGTTCAGAACGGCAACGCTGCGACCTTTGAGGGCGGCTACACCTACATGCTGCGGTGTCGTTTTGGCGGCGAGTCTGGCGGCATTGCATCTGCGATCAACTACGCGACTCCGGCAAGCCCAGGCGAAATCATGCGTGGTCTGATCTTTGAAGGCTGCGGCATGTGGGGTGGCAACTCCATCATCCGGCTGGCAAAGGTGCCTGACTTCGTGATCGCGCGTGGCACTGATCTCTCCAATGGAGGCGATCCAAGACTGATCGTTGACGAAAACCTCGCAACCCTTGCTGCGTCCCCGTACATCGATTTGGATTTTGTTGCTACGCACGGAGCAAACTCTGCAATCGCGCGCCCCATTGCGACGACATACGGAATATCTGAACAAAACATACTGCCAACAAACTCTTACTTTGATGCGTCAGCAAGTGCTGGCAATGTTGGTGTTGGGGGAGCAGTTGGACTCACTGCAGAGTTGCCTATTTTCGGATTCTTAGAGCAGGTGACGTTTGGTGGAGACAACGGATCACAGTTGTACATCACCAAAGCATTTTCTGGTCTGAGCACATCTGTTGGTTGGTACACGATATCTCTTGTCATCAAAGCGACCAAGGATGTCATGTTGCAAATGGGTGTGAATGGCCTTGGAGCGAACAAGGCAACACACATTCCTGGCGATGGGCAGTTCCACCATGTCTCGTGGCAATTCTTTAATCCTGGTGCAATCAGCGGCGTGTTCTTTGCGCTTTACAACGTGCGCACCGATGGTGTGGTGGTCACTTGGGGTGACCCGAAGTTGGTTTCTGGCTATGTGGCGATCCCGGCACCTGGCTATCACGGCGCTGGCATCAACTCCGAGATCACCAACATTGGTGGCACGCTGTACTCGTCTGTGATTCCAAGCACTGGCTCTTGGTACAAAGGCGCAATCGTGTTCAACTCAAATCCAAGTGCCGGTGGAAACATTGGCTGGGTTTGCGTGTCGGCTGGCGCACCTGGAACCTGGAAAACCTTTGGCGCGATTGCACCTTAACCATCAACTCACAAGGAGATTTGAAAATGGCTCTCAAGAAAACAGTCACCACCTCGCATGGTTTTGAGGCAGTCGATGCCTACCATCGTGCAGAGCAGCCGACCATCGGCGCAACCAAGTCAAGCATGACGTTCCTGCTGCGCAGCTATCGCAACAAGGACGCACAATGCTTTGATGAAAAGCCAGTTGGCTGCTCGTATGATCTGAATGGTTTGAATCCGCTGGCTCAGGCTTACGCGCACCTCAAAACCCTGCCTGAGTTTGCAGGCGCACAGGACTGCTGATCATGCTCAAGACAGTCTCCGCAATTTCCAACGCCATCGGCGCGTTGAACTACAAGGGCACTTGGAATGCCAGCACAAACACGCCAACCCTGGCGTCTGGTGCTGGCACTAAGGGCGACTATTACCAAGTCAGCGTGGCTGGCTCAACAACGCTGGACGGCATCTCTAACTGGGGTGTTGGTGACGTTGTTGCATTCAACGGCACGACCTGGCAACGCATTGAGGGAGGCGCAGACCTCAATGGCGTCAACTTGTCAGTCTCTGGTACCAGCACGCTGTCAGGCCTGACTGCATCGACGGCCTTGGCACTTGATGCCAGCAAGAACGTGGTCAGCGTCACAAACACTGGCAGCGGCAACAATGTGCTGGCAACCAGGCCAACTTTCGCATCAACCATTGGTGTTGGCGGTGCTACCGCATCCGCTTCTGGCGCTGGCGTTTCGTTCCCAGCGACCATTTCTGCATCGTCTGACGCGAACACGCTTGATGACTACGAAGAGGGCACCTGGACTCCTGTTCTGACGTTTGCAACACCAGGAACTTCCAGCTTCACCTACATCCGCCAATTGGCAACGTATGTGAAGGTCGGCCAGTTAGTTAATGTTCATTTCGTGATCCAGCTTGGTGGATTTTCAAAGGGAACTGCATCTGGTGATTTGCAGTTGACTGGACTGCCGTTCCAGATCAGCAACGTCAATGACTACGCTTTCACAGGGACTGCTGGTTTCTACGACACACCGATGGCTGCAGGTTCTCCGGTCATATTGGGGCCACAAGGACTCACGATTTTGTTGTGGAGATTCTCCAGCAATAACGCGGCATGGGCTGCCATTCCTGACCCCGATGCAGATTCCCAATACATTGGGACCATCACCTACCGATCCACCTAAGAGGAAAACATCATGTCACTGGAAAAACAATCGGTCATTGACCAAATCACTGTTTCTGAAAATGGCACCGTGTTCTATCGCACGGCAACTCGCATCGTTGAAGACGGAAACGTCATCAGCAGCGCTTATCATCGAGACACAATCACGCCTGGCGCATCTCTTGCCGGTATTCCAGCCAACGTAGCAGCCATCTGCAATGTTGCGTGGACACCCGAAGTGATCGAGGCATACAAGGCAGCCGTCGCTGCACAAGGAGTCTGACATGGCAACCAACAGTCAAATTGCATTCAATCCGCAAGGCGAGACCGTAGTCATCGCGGCTGCTGTCGCACCTCCGCTTGGCGTGCAAGTGCCGGTCTACGAAAAGTTTTCGTCCTATGTGGCCGGCCAGATGCGTATCGTCAACGCCAGCAACAACACGGTGCATCTCGGCTTCGGCCCCACCGCTGCCATTGCCCAGGCCAACGCTGTGGCGGCTGCGGCTGGCAACCCGGCTCCCAGCATCCCGCTGGTAGCTGGCGCTGTTGAAATCTTGCGCTTTTCTGCTGGGCTCTTTTTCTCTGGTGCGGCTGCTGGTGCCTCGACGGTCTACATGACCCCTGGCGAAGGCTTGTGATGGAGTCGGACACGATGCTGCAGGAACAACAAGAAGGTATTGACCTGGTCAAGTACGGCGTGCTCTGGCAGAAGGTCCAGGAGATGGACAAGAAAGTCGATAAGCTAGAGCGCAACATTGAGGAGTTGCTGGCCCTGGCCAACAAGGGCAAGGGCGGCCTGTGGTTCGGCATGAGCATTGTGTCTGGCATTTCGGTCATCGTCGGGTACATCATCAGCCTCTGGAAGCACTGACCATGTACAAGCTCGGCGCGCGCTCGCTGGCACGCCTAGAAGGCGTCAATCCTGATCTGGTGCGTGTTGTCAAGCGTGCCATTGAGCTGACCAAGGTTGATTTTGCAGTTACCGAAGGGCTGCGCACGCCAGAGCGCCAGCGAGAGCTGTTTGCCAAGGGTGCCAGCCAAGTCAAGGAGGGCGGCACCCATGTGGCAGGCCGGGCCGTCGATTTGGTGGCTTTCCTCGGCGGGCGAATCTCGTGGGAGCTGAACCTCTACGATGACATTGCCGACGCCATGAAAGCTGCTGCATTGGAGGTCAATGTAGGACTGCGCTGGGGTGCAGCGTGGAACGTGCCTGACATCCGGCACTGGAGCGGCACCATGGAATCAGCAATGATGTACTACATCGACGCCCGGCGTAGTATGGGCAAGCGACCCTTCATCGACGGGCCGCATTTTGAACTCACCTGAAGGAGTCACTCATGAACGCAACTATCGTCCAAGCAATCGTGCGCCACCTGCTGACCACCGTGGGCGGCGGCTTCCTGGTGTCGTTTGGCATCACAGGCGGGATGCTTGATGCCGTCGTGGGCGCACTGTCCACGCTGGCTGGCGTGGCCTGGTCAGTTTATGACAAGCGCGGCCAACAGCCCGCTGTACAGCAGCAGCCCGACAACACCTAAAAGCATCGCCCGGGCGGCTCGTTTCATTAGGGCCGGAAACACACTGGGCGGCAGGGGTTCAGCGGTCATGTACCGCTGACCTACTCGAGCCACAGGCGTTGCTCGTGCCGGGCAGTTGCGCCCCTGGTTGCACTTGTAGTCGCAGCAGTTCAAAACGGCGCCTCCTCAACATTGGTCAAGTCCGGCTTGGATTGCCGGGGGACGGTGTTTTGGTAGATTTTGCCGTTTCCTTCGTAGAATTTAAAGGGCCAATTTTCACGACGCTTTCTTGGGTAACGAACCTGTGTAGGTTTGCACACTCCCGGCGTCTCTTGGCACCCCGCGTCTCCTTGACCACTGTCCATGTTCCGCAGACTGGGCATTTCATTTCACCTCCGTCGCGCTGTGCAGATAGCTTGTCAAGCGCTTGATCTTGACCTCGTAGTAGTTGCACATCGAAGTCGCATATTCCCGCGCCGACTGCGTCTCAAGTAGCCTGCGCTTGGAGTCTTCCAACTCCCTGAGTGCCAGCGCCTCAGCACTGGGCACCTTGTACAGCGACTTCACAAACTCAACAGTGTCTTTCAGCATTACAGTTACTCCTTTGGTTGGTGTGACACATCGTACCACGGGTCATGCACCCTTTGTCAAGCGATATTGTTTGACGGCGTTGCGAAGCCCTGCTTGCGTTGTGGCCTTTTCGTCAAGGGCCAGTGCCTGCGCTTGATCCAGCGTGTCCTGCATCAGGATGCGGTGGCAGATGACAGGCGCTCCTTGGCCTTGCCTGCGCACCCGGGCGTTGAACTGCTCGTACAAGTCTAGGCTCCAGTTGAGGCCGTACCAGACGAGGATGTGGCCGTTCTTCTGAAGGCCGTCAATCCCGTGACCCATCGATGCCGGGTGGCCGATCATCAGTTGACAGTCGCCGTTCTTCCACCGATACATCGCGTTGTTCAATGCCGCCTCGCTTTTGCACTCGGTCAAGTTGATCGGGTCCAGCGCCTCAAACCGCTCCATGATCCGCTGGGCGTCTGACCTGTAGGCGTAGGCGCACAGGATCGGGCTACCCTGAGCCTCGTCAATGATCTCTTCGAGCGCCTCGAGTTTCAGGTCATGCACCGGCTCCCACAGCGGCATCCCGGCAATCGGGTACACGGCGCCATTGGCGAACTGGAGGCACTTGTTGGTCAGCGCCGCCTGGTTGAACACCTCAACCTCTTTGCCGCTGTCGAGTTGCAGAAAGAACTCCCGCTCCATCTTGTCGTACTTGGCCCGCAGATCGTCGGGCATCTCAATCTCAATGTTGTTGACCATGAGATCGGGCAGCGGGTTGTAGTCCTCCGCTGACATCTCGAGGGTAATGTCTCCGATGAGCTTTTTGATCGTGTCCTCGGTGTCGTCGTAAGGCACTTCTTTGTACGGCCCCACCTTGCGGTAAAACCGGGTGCGAAACGCCGTCTTGCTGGTGCCCAGGCGCTCACCCTTGTCCACCACGAGGAACTGGCCGTGGAGGTCTTTGTAACCGTTGGACGCCGGGGTGCCGGTGAGGCCCGTGCTCCAGTCGAACTGATCAGCGATCTTGCGAAACGCCTTGACCCGGTTGGTGCTCGAGTTCTTCATCTTGCTGATCTCGTCCCAGACAATACCGTTGAACGGCATAGGACGATTCTTCTTGACGAAGTAGGTCTGGAGCGTCTCGGCGAGCCAGCCGAGGTTCTCGTAGTTGATCAGGTACACGTCAGCAGGCCGCAGCAGCGCCCGGGTGCGCTGATCCTTGGTGCCGGTGACCATGCTGAACTTGAGGTGCTTGGTGTGCTCCCACTTCACCGCCTCCTGCCGCCAGACCAGCCGGATGACGCGGATCGGGGCCACGATGATCACACCCCGCAGGAAGCCCGTGCGCAGCAGGTGCGCCATAGTGGTGAGCGTAATGACCGTCTTGCCCAGGCCCATGTCCAGCCACAGCATCGAGGCCGGGTGGGTGCATTGGAAGTTGACGGCCTTTTGCTGGTAGCCGTGGAGCAGGTCAGGGGTTAGCATTTTTAATCACCGGACGTTCTTGCCCCGGTGTCCATTCAATGTAGCCGCCTTCATCACGCGCAGCTTCTTGCATGGCGTCGAAGCATTCCGGGTGCATCTTTACCGTACCCGCTTCACCCCAATCAAAAAAGCGGTATCTCTTGTATTGCTCACGAGGCTCGATGAATTGCCAACACCAAGTGCAACGATGTCGTCTGTGGGCCGTGTGAGTTGTTGGTTCTGTGGCGCTGCTCATTTCACACCCCCATCAGCATGGTGTCCACCATCACCTTGCCCTCGTCCACGTTGTCAATCACAAACACCGGCACCTTGTACTGGCGCAGCCGGTGATGCTCGCGCTCCTGGGCAGGCGTAGGCTTCAATCCTTCGCGCTTGAACTCGCAGAACCACATGCGTCCGTCGGGCCGGATGAACAGGCGGTCAGGCACCGCCATCCGGTTGGGGCTGGTGAACTTGTACACCAGCACTCCGCGCTCCTTGGCGTAGTCGCAAACCTTGGCCTCAATCTGTTTTTCCAGCATGCTTTACCACCAGTTCTCTGTATGCGTCGATGGCCGTGCGAAGGTCTTCGCGCAGCCCCTCAATCTCCTGATCCTGCTGCTTGATCCGCTCGTTGCACTCATGGGCAAACTGAGCCAGCGTTGCGTGATCCCAGGTTTCAAACCGAGTCATTCCCATCTCTTTGTCTCAAAGTTGTATCGCCGGTTACGGATGTGCGCGACCATCTCCTCATCGGTCATGCGCTGCGTGACCGGCGGCACATACGGATCAGCCGGGTACACAAACGGCTCAGCGCGGCTGTTCCACTCGTCAGCGATCTGCTTGGCATGTACCTCATCGGTCACCACAGCGCCAGGCTTTTCGGCAAACGTCAAGCAGTTGACGCCGCTCTTGTTCATCACGCCCCACCACGTCGGGCCAACCTGTTCTGCGCGGTACGGGCCGACGGCAAAGTATTTTGCGGGTAATGCGGTCATGCGAGTCCCAGACATAGCTTCTCCACTTCTTGAACGTAATAGTCGAAGTCAACCGGCAGCCTGCCAGCATCCTTGATGTCGTTGCAAGGCTGGACACCCCAGCCGCTTTCGACGCCAATCTTGCGCCACTCGGCCTTACCCTTGAGGGGCGGCATCCACTTGAACAGTCGGCCACCTCCTACAGCGATGTAGTACCGCGTGATGTTCTGCAACTGCGTAGTCACACCGTCGTGCTCCAGGCCGAGGTGGCTGCTCCTAGGCACCTTAGTGCGCAGCATGAAGTCCATGATGTCGGGCCACTGCTCCACGGTCTGCCGAATCGGGGCGCCCTCGACCAGCACCTTCTCGGCCACCTTGGGGATCACCAGGCCGCCCGCGTTCTGGTGCCACAGGGCGTTCCACTCATAGGCGCCCTTGCGCTTGGTGCCGCCGTTGTCGTAGACCGCGATGTAGTTGTTCACGTCGCGGATGAACATGCGCCGGTAGATCGCCTCCTCGAGGTTCAACCCGGTGCGCGTCTGCCAGGCGGCGCGAGCCAGATCGACCAGCCACTTGCTTTGCCGCGGCACCCGCACGGTCAGGCCGTCGGTGTTCACCTGGATCAGGCGCAGCCCGGGGATCGTCATCAGCCCCTCGGCCAGCAGGCACAGCAGCAGTTGCCCGTTGAGCGTGATGCTCATGGTGAACAGCGGGTCATAGAACACGCTGAACTGGTTGTTGCTGTCGCCGTACACCCCGTTGAGCGCGAGCTTGAGCATGGCCGACTCAGCGGACTTCTTGGGGTACTGCTTGCGCTGTTCGAACAGGTGCTTGTAGATCGTGACGAACGTCTTGCCCAGGTGCGCCGGGTAGAACCCGTTGGTGATTGCCAGGTTCGGGTAGTACGAGGTGACATCGAGGTCTACGATGATGTGCTCATCGTCGGACTCGACAACCTCCGACTCGATGGAGCCGTGGATGCCCCCGAGGCCGAAGACAAAGGTAAAGCCTCCGACCACCGCGGTCAGGTCCGTGAACACCCCTTTGGTCTCGGTGATCGACTGGGCCTTGAGCCAGCCTAGCACCCGGGTGAACTCGGGCTGCTGGAACTCGATCCAAGGCAGGATGGCCTCGCGCAGGTGGATCACCGGGCGCCGGGTCTGCCGAGGCGTGCGGCCCTTGTCGCTGTAGTCGTAGCAGGCGACCCCGGCCTCCTCGAGCTTCATCACGAAGTAGTCCTTGCCGATCTTCGTGTCGTTGTGGTTGATGAAGTCGCGGTTGTACTTGTGCGTGAGTTCCTCGCGGAACTTGAGCATGTCGAACGTGTGCTTGTAGAACGCCTTGGTCTGCGCCACGTCGTGTCGGTTGTACTTCTTGAGCACCGGCACCTGATCCTGCGTCAGCGTGGTGCCCACCTTGAACGGCAGGTCTTCGATGTTGTCGCTACGCATGTTGAACTCCAATACCTTCAGACTCGTGGCGCGTGCCTTGTTGTCGAAGTGGTGAATCTTGTACAGGTCGATCTGCGGCACAAAGCGGTCAGACGGGTTGACCTGGTGCGCCCACTTGCCGTCATCCTCGTCCTGCGAGTTGATGATGGCCTGGGCCTTCTGATACAGGGTGTTGGCATCGCTGTGCCCCATGCGGATCAGCGTATGCAAGACGGGGTAGTCGAACCCCAGGTTATTGAACCCGACCATCCGGGCATTCGTATCCTTGAGATACTGGAAAAATGCGACGATCTCGCGGGAGTCGTTGCGCCAGTCGCTGATTTCAAAAGACCAGCATAGCGGCGCTTCTGCATGCTCCACCGCCAGCGTGAAGACGTTGGGGTAGGTTTCGATGTCGTACACATAGTCGTTACTCATTACTGTTACTCGAGAGCGGGGGCCGAAGCCCCCGGGTCATTACTGGCTCATCATGAAGGGCGGCAGAGGCATCGCAGGCGCAGGCGCAGCGGTGGCGCCAAACATGCCAGCGGGAGCCTGAGCCACGGCGCCGAACAGGTTCGACGCATCGACCGCACCCTCACCAAACGGCTTGTCGTCACCGGCAAACTGAACAGCGATCAGGTCGCAGCGGATGCCGCGGCCATGCTTGTTGTCTTGCAACCAGGGCTTGATGGCTGCGTTGACCCGGCAGCCGCCGTACATCTTGCGAGCAAGCTGCTGGTAAGCCATGGTGTTGGTCGGATCGATGGGCTGGCCGTCAGCCTGGATCATCTGGGGCTGGCTGTCGCGGCCTGCGGTGATGAACACATGACCGGCGTAGCCGTCGTAGGGCTGGAAAGTCTTCTTGTTGACCTTCTCCTCGCCACGACCGTAGCAGCGGGTCTTGCGGTCGCCTTGGATCATCTGCATGACCGTGTTGGCGTGCTCCTTCCACTTCTCCATCGCCATGGCGCCGTACTTCTGCATGAACTGCTGGAAGCCAGGGTGGTCTTGGGGCATGATGAACTCGCAGTTGTAGCTGACGCGCTCCTTGCCGGTTTGCTCGTTGATCTGACGCTGCGGCTCCGCGAGGTGCGGGAAGGACAGACGGACGTTGGACAGAAAAATGATGTCGGACATTACAGTTACTCCAGGTTTAAGTTAGCCACGAGGGCAGGGATTCGGCAGCAGGTGCTGCCTCGACTGCGCTGAACATCGGCGCAGCGTTTGTGATGACAGCGGGGCGGCTGTCAGACTCAGGGACAACGGTCAGCTTACCGGCCATCTTGACAACGTACTCTTGGTCCATCGTCTTGAGTTGCCGGTCGGACAGTTGCATCTTGGTGCCGTCACGCTTTTCCCACGTCAGCTTCTCAGCCTTGGCGGGGGTGACAAGTTTGGTCTCATAGATCGCGCCCTTGGGGATGCCCATCTTGATGAGCTTCTCGGCCATCTGCTCCTCGGGCAGCGCCCAGGCACGAGAGCCGCGGCCATTGACCAGCTTGAGGCCGGAAATGGACTGGCCTGCCTCCATGCGGCGCAGGGCTTCCTTCTCCACCGCCTCAAGGAGTTGGCGCATCAGGGGAGCGGCTTCCATGATCTGACGAATCTGCTGATCGTCCATGGTCGCGGGGTCTTTGTCTGCGCTTTGCTGCGCGACATCGAGCGGGCTGCTTACTGCGGGCTGGAACATGATTCCCACCTCCTTCATTACGTTACTTGCCAGCGCGGCGCAGGAGCCTTTGGCGCGGCAAAACTTACATTGACTCTCACCCGGGATGAGCGGTGCGTTGGGGTCATCGCATCGCTGCCCCTCGACCGCCACTTGCCCGATGATATCAAGGATTGCCTGAGTCGGCACCTCATGCGATGTGATCGGATGCATGCCCTTGAGCGCCAGCTTGGGCTGGACGATGGTCATGCGAATCCGTTTCCACGGGTAGTTGCCGTTGATCGGCAGCTTCAGGCCAGCCAAGCAGCCCAGAGCGTAGAGTTCGAGTTGGTGGTTACCCTCGGCCTCCACGACGCCCATGCCGTCCTTGTAGTCGATGATCTCGAGCACCTCGGTGCCGCGGATTTGGATGTCCACGGTGCCGCTCATGTCGTCACGACCGATCAGGTACTGCGGGTCAACCCGGGTCTCGGGCAGCACCTCGCACATGCCGAACTGCTCACCGATGCGCTGCTTGACGTAGTCCGTGGCTACCTTGACGCGCTTGGCGCGGTCGGCGTCAACCGTGAAGACACCATCGTCGTCGCTCATGGCCTGGCCGATCATGGACTCAGGCTCCACGCCCTCGCTCAAGCAGTGCTCGAGAAGCGTGTGGCTGTGGGTGCCGTCGATGGCAGCCTCACTGGTGCGCTCATCGGGGAACTTGGCCTCCTCGCGCACGCTGCCCGGGCACAGCGCCCAGCGGTGGCGCTTGCTCGGGGACAGGTTGGCGTGGGTGCTCATGGTCCCCTCGCTTTCAGCATTGCGTCGGCCATTCGGTAGCAGTCTTTTGCAACTTCATCTGTAGTGTCATATGGACGAACAGTAAAACCCTTCGCTTGCATCGCCTTGGCCGCAAAGTAGTCGCGCAGGGTCATACCGTCATTTTGCAAATTGTGCGCTGGCGTTGGAAACGCTGGCCCGCCAGTCATTTCAGTGCCTCAACACCAGCAAACAGGGCGCCGTAGTGCTCGGGCTTGACATCGTTGATGTTGCCGTAGCCCAAGTTAGTAAGCACTTTCTGAATCTCGGCGCCCTTCTGGGGGCCAAGGGCTTTGTAGGACGACATGACGTAGTCAATCAACCCCTTCGGGTCGCTGAACGGTGCGCCACCAGTGGCCGCAGGTGCAGCTGGAGCGGGCGCCACGAAGCTGGGCGGTGCGGGCATCGCGGGAGCCGGTGCGGCCACAGGAGCAGGGGCAGGTGCAGGCGCGGCAGAGATTGTGACGGTATTGGGGTTTACCACAGGTGCCGCTGGCGCTACATTCGTGGATTCCAGCTTCGCGGTCAGGGCAACGACAGCGGCGGTGAGGGCTTCAATCTTGGATTCGAGGGACATACAGTGACTCCTTACGGGGGTTGGGTTGGATTACAAGTCGATCATCAAGAAAAGCCTCGATGAGTTCACGCAAGACATCGGACGGTTTCCCGTATCGCTCTGCCTTGCGGTTGAACGCGGTGCGGACACGGTGCGTGACTCTCAAGGTCATGTGCGTGTCAAAGGATTTGGGTGCGGGCATTTGAAAAAATCTCCGTTGCGTCTTGCAATCGTATCACGGCTGCGGTACGATGTGCAACAGGTCAAGCGAAAATTTTTGGAGCAGGCAAGATGAGCAGAAAAAGAAACGCCCCGGGGGTTAGCCGGGGCGCTCAAGCGGGTCTACTTAGGAGACTGTTGGCAACTGCGATCACCAACGGGCACAGTGTATGACAGCGGTTCAATCAGTGCAACAACATCCCGCATCCGTCGATGCGTACATCCGACACGGCTGGTCCCTCGTGCCAATCCCCCCAGGCACCAAAGGGCCAACGGGTGCGGCTGCCGTGGGCTGGAACCGGCGTGAACGGTGCCTGAAGGATCAGACCGAACTGCCCCAGGGCTACGGAATCGGCCTGGCTCACGCCTACAGCGGCACGATGGCCTTTGACATTGACAACTGGGACGCCACAGTCGCCCAGGGCATCGACCTCCAGGCGCTCTACAGCGCACCCGATGCTGTGGTTATCAACAGTGGGCGCCCGGGTCACGGCAAGCTGCTCTACACGATGCCCTTCGGGCTGGCGCTGCCGTCCAAGAAGATCGTCATCAACGGCCAGACCGCCTACGAGTTACGCTGCGCCACGGCCAACGGCCTGACGGTGCAAGATGTCCTGCCCCCGAGCATTCACCCCGACACCCGGCAGCCCTACCACTGGGCGGGCCACGGCCACTGGACGCGACTGCCGCTGATCCCCCAGCAACTGCTGGACATCTGGCAAGACCTGCTGGCGCAGGACAAGGAGCGCACCATCGCCACGGGCGAGCAGGTGGACGCCTCCTGGGAGGAGATTCGCCAGGCACTCGAGGCCATCCCTGCCGACTGCTCACGGGAGGAGTGGATCAACGTGGGCATGGCCCTGCACTGGGCAGGCACTCAGACCGATCAGGTCGAGCAGGCGCTGCAACTGTGGAACGAGTGGTCTGCCCAGTCGGCCTCCAAGTACCCCGGCGAGCGCGGCATCGTGACACAGTGGGTCAGCTTCAAGCCCGACAAAGCCACCGCGGTCAAGCTGGGCACGCTCTTTCACATCGCCAAGCAACACGGGTGGCAGCGGCCCATGCCCGATGCGACTCAGTTGTTCAGCAAGGTAGACGTGCCGCCCATGGCCCCCGTGGACGTGCTCCAGGGGCTGCGCCCGCCACCGCCTGACATGGACATGAGCGTCTGGCCTACGATCTTACAAACACGGGCGCAGGAGATATCCGATAGCGTAGGGTGCGACCCTTTGGTCCCTTTGTTCGCTGGGTTGAGTGCTGTCTGCGGGGTCGTTGACGCTCGCATCAGGCTCGAACTCATGCCGGGTTTCCGCGTGCCTCCGGTGCTCTGGCTCATGACCCTGGGCGATCCAGCGGACAAGAAGTCGCCAGGCTCGAGGCCCATGCTCTCCCCGCTCAAGGACATCGAGGCCGAGGACCGGCCACGGTACAACAAGGAGCTTCTCGACTGGGAGGGCAAGGAGGCGGCCTACGCCAGCGCCAAGAAGGCGTTTCTGGACTTCTCGGCCAGTCCCGAGGCGTTGCTCGGGGGTCAGCCCCCAGCGGTACCCGAGATGCCTGCGCAGCCCGTGCCGCTCAAGATCACGGTGTCCGACATCACCAGCCAGAAGCTCGTGCGGTCGGCTGCTGAGCGGCCCCGGGGGCTGCTGTGCCACCTCGATGAGATGAACTCGTGGATCAGGAAGATCACCGACAAGCAAAGCGGTGAGGATCGCTCTGCATGGGTCGTGTCCTACGAGAGTGAGCGGTACGAGATGGACCGGGTCGGGGCTGGCTCGATCCACTGCGAGAACCTGGCTGTTTCGATTTACGGGAACATCCAGCCCCAAGTTTTTAAGCAAAACCTGGCCTCTCTCGCAGCGGATGGCCTGTTGCAGCGATTTATACCAGCGATCCTGCGGGGCAGCAAGACGCGCCTAGGTCACCCGGTGCCTGAGTACATGACCAGTGCCCAGGCATGGGAGAACACCCTGCGCCTGATCTACGCCCTGCCGCCGCAGACCTACAAGTTGTCCCCTGCGGCCTATGACGCCTATCGGGACTTCCAGTCCTGGTACGAGGGTGCCAAGCAGGACGAACGGCTCCTGAACGCCTCGAGTGAGTACATGACCGCTTTCGGCAAGCTCGAGGGCACCGCGGGGCGCCTGATCCTCCTGATGCACCTGATGGAGTGCCCGTTCAGCCCCACCGTGGACGTGGGCATCGTGGAGCGCGTGGTCAAGCTGATCAGGGGTTACGTGATCCCCGCGTTTCGCTACGCCCTGGGCGAGCTTGCCGGGGTGCTGGACGACTCGTTTGACCAGTGGATGACCGACTACATCATCCAGGTGAGCAGTGAGGTGCAGACAGTGGACCTGCGCAGCCTCAAACGCTCGGCCAGGCGCCAGCTTGAGAACAAGAACGAGTGGCAAAAGGATCAGATGGTGCTCGATGCCATGTACACCCTCGAAAAGGCTGGCTGGGTCATGCAGATCGAGGAGAAGATGACCAAGCACCATGTGGTCTGGGCCATCAACCCCTCAATCGCTACCATGTTCCGCGAGCACCGCGAGAAGGTCATCAAGGCCAAGCAGCGCCACGCGGACTACATCTACCGGTACGCCTACGCCCAGGGGAAAGAGCGTAAGCTGGTCAGGGGCTATGACCCTGAGACGATGGATGAGTGAGAGCAGCAGTGCCCGCAGCGTGGGCACTCGAACTCTGGATATGCTGCGGGTGGGGTGGTGTAGAGTGGCTTAACTTCAGCGTGATCGCCTTTGTATCCCGCCATCTTCAGAGCCTCGTCGTACTCTTGAGGCAGGTACAGGTCATGCGCGTTCCACCCTTCAAACACGGCCCACGCCACAGGCTCCTGCTTCTCAGCCTGCTCGATGGCGGTGCGTATGGATGTGATGGTGTTTGCAATTTCAGCATCCTCCTTATGCAAGTTCCTCCAGTACACACCGTTATGTGGCGCAAAAGATTCCAGCGCCTCCAGCGCCTGCTTCATTGCTTCAACGTGGTTCATTGCATCTTCTCCTGCGTAACTTCGTCAACGTGCATCATGGCGCCCAGGTACACGGCAAACGATGCCCGGGTGTCGTCGCCCAGTGGCATGGTGCTCAGACGCCGCGTGAACTCGTCCAGCGCCGCGTTCCACCCGGCGGCAAAGACCCATTTGGCTGCGTCTTTGGGCGACAGGCCATACTCGCCGAACAGGCGGTCATAGTGCTCGGGTGCGTTCATACGGACTTCTCCAACGTGAGCTTCGATTTTGCCCGGACTTTCCCAACGTGAGCATTGGATTTAGCCGGGACTTCTTCTACGTGAGCATCGGGCTTACCCGGCACAAGGCCCGCATGCAGCGCAGGTGCCAGTGCTTCGATCATGCCCAGAACCTCGATCAGCCGGACCGCGGATGCCGCGGGCTTGCGCTCCCCCTTGATCCACTTGCGAAGGGTAAACACGGGCACGCCCAGATATTCAGCGGCCCGGGGTTCATCAAGCCCCAGGCGGGCCATTAAATCGGTGTAAGGATTCATTGGTTCAGTCTCCGGAGAAAAGCCCCCGGGGTTGGCCGGGGGCGGGGGTTGCAGGGTTACAGATCAAGCAGCAGGACAATCAAGCCCGCAAGACAAACGAGGGTCAGATAAAGGGCGAAGGTCAATCATCGGTCCCCCCATAGGCCCGCTCATATCTCTCGACAAATCGAGCGGCCCGCAGATCCTCTTCAAGGGATTCGATCTGTGCAGTGGCGCGGCCCAATGCGGCCTGTAGATCAGCGATCCGGGCAAAAAGGCGGGCAGTGCCCGGGAATCCTTCGGCATAAGCCAGGCGCTCAGCATCCTCAGCGGGCAGTTTTTCAAGGTCAATCATGGTTCATCCTTTCGGTTTTTGGGCTTCGTTCAAAACCCGGGTAAATCGGTCCAGCCCGATACGGTCAACAGTAGTGTCCAAATCAGCCAGAGCAGCGGCCCGGGCTTCGGTAACGGTCAAATCCCGGGTTGCAATCGGCAAACCCTTATAAGTGGCGGTCAACCGGCAAACCCGGTACCCGCTGACCGGGTCAGACACAATCCAGTCACCCTTGCCCGCATGCACTGGCTCACGGTGCAAGGCAAGGCGCCAAGCATCGGACCCCCGGACGAAAATAATCGGGTAATAGGGCACATCCTCAAATTGCCCGCCTGCGCGGGCCATTGGAAAAGTTGGTTTCTTTGGCATGGTTTCCCCTTTAAGCGGCAAGGCGCAGATTGATAACACGATGACGCGACCCATGAGCGGGAAAGCCTACGATGGTGTCCCGCTGACGCTGGCATAGTTGGCAAGTGGCGCAGGAAATATCATCCCGCTGGGTTGCAGGGCAAACCACCACCCGGCGCCCCGCGGGGGTTTGAGTGTTTTCCGACTGGGTTGACGGTAGCACCACCACCACCGGCCCGGCCCCGGTATCGGCCAGCGTATCCGCATCGCGCAGATCATTGGCGCTTAGGTTGACGGTGAAACCCCATTCATTGGCATGCCGGATCCATGCCAGGCTTGCCGCATCGCGGTGATGCGAATAGGTAAACCCCCGCTTGCCCCGGTTTGCCGCCACCAATTGGCCCAGTTTGACCGGGTCAACAGTGTTGCCTTTCTTCGGCAGATCCCCCGCTTGATTGTGGCGCCACAGTTGATCATCGGGCAGTGCCGCAATCGAGGTGCAAAACTGACCCCAGTCAGTGCCCCGGGTGCCCGCTGACACCGCGGCCCAGTGCAAGGCTAGCGGCCCGGATGCTGCATAGCATTCTGACCGCATCGCACAATCGTCGGGGCACGAATCCCGCTCAGTGGTGCTGACGGGAATGGGGCCGGTTTTGACGTTGGCCGATTTAAGGGAAAGATGGACCCGCATTATTTGCCCCCTTGCAGTGCTGCCGCGATCCTATCGGCGTCAACAGTGCGGATCCACCCATACCCGTACCATGACGGGCCGGATTTTCTGACTTCGCACGAATTCTCACCCCAGCACAATCTAATGTCAGTATGACCCCGGGCAGCGCTTAATTTAGCGGCTTTGATGCACTGGGCCAGCGAAGGGCGACGGCCCGTAAAGTTAATTTCATCCATGATCATTTGCCCCCTTTGCGAGCGCTTACGCGGACCACATGGTAAGGATCACCATGCACAGTGTGGGCAGTGATCAATTGGTGCGACGGGTCAAACCGGCGGGCTATCGTTTCCCAGTCAACCCGCTCACGCCCCGCCAACAATGACACAGTGGCGCGGTGCAGTGTGCCCTCGATTGCGGGCATGTTCGAGGAAATCAAAAATTCTTTGATGGTGTCCGCTTCAGCGGTCAGATCAGCGGTCAGGGCTTTGATTTCGGCCAGGCGGTCAACAAGGCCAGCAAGGATTGAGGGGGTTTCGGATTTGGTCATTACAGTTACTCCAAGGTTACGGGTTACAGGGGATGAGGCGCGGGGCTTGCGCCCCGCTGGGTTAATCAGCCCCGCAGAATCGCGGGTAGCTGTATGAGAACGATCAGGGCGAAGGTGCCCAGCACGCCGGAGACAATCGCGCCCAGGGCGATCAGCCAGTCGGGCGGGCTTGCGGGTTTTTCGGAATTCAATTCAAGGTAGGTTTGACGGTGACGGGATGACATGATTACGGTCCTTTCAGGGTTACGGGTTACGGTGAATAGACTGTAACCCGCTGGGTTTGTCTTGTCAAGCCCCATGGGCAAAAATGTGTCTAGGTGCTTTCCCTTACCCGCTGGGTTGCCTTTTGGCACTGTGACAATTGTGCCTTTTGGTTCAGGGGGTCAGTTTTGAGGAAAACGCGCATCGAATAGAAAAAAGGTCAAAATTCGATGTCTTGCGCGAAAGGGCACCTTGTCACACTTTCCCGTTTTTCCCGCATTGTGAAATCCTGCACCCGCTGGGTCTGACCCACTGGGAATCCCTAGACCCGCTGGGTTCAGGGTTCCGCGGCCCCTCGAGCGGCCCCAGGCGCCCAGTGGGCACACTGACCCAGCGGGTTCCGGGTGCATTGCATGGCACTGGATCCGCTGGGTTCCGGGTGCCCCGGGGGTCCGCGGGCTTGCGGGATCCGGGCGCCCGCGGGTGAATCGGAAACCGGGAATCCGGCCGAGGGGGCGGGGGAGGGCCGACGGCAAACTGGTTCTGTAACTAAGGTGCCGCGAACAATTTTTTATTTTTTCTGAACCACGGAACCCGCTGGGTCATTGCACCTCGTTGAATTCGCTGATACACTCCCATCCACTATGGAACAAGGCAACCCTCAATCCGTAGGCACGGCTGTCGCCAGTGAACAATCTCTTCCAAGCTGGCTGTCGTGCCCTGACCCCAAGCCACCGAAGCTCCCAGCAGAGTCGCGGGAGCTTCTGCACGCCCAGTACCAACAGATCTTCGAACGGGTCATTGAAGACATCTATCGTGGGCGCTCACTTCAGTCCTTGATCGAGGATGACTACAGGCTCATCAGCTACGAGGACTTCCTGCGCAGCGTCTACGCCAGCTACTACGCAGTCATGAGAACAGGCGCTGTGATCTACGTTGCACACGGCGAGTCTGAACGCGCAGCATTCACAGACTGCATGGTGGAGGCCGGACTGAAACTGTCACAGGTGCTGATCTGGGTGAAGCAAAGCGCCACGCTTTCACGCCAAGACTTCAACTGGCAGCACGAGCCAATCCTCTACGGGTGGAAGGAAGGCTCTGGCCATTACTTCTGCGGCAACTTCACGCTGACAACGGTGATCGACGATGACGTCGACCTGAAGTCAATGAAGAAGGAGCAGCTCATCGAGATGATCAACGAAATCCGCAACAAGGCCAGCGGAACAATCATCAGGCACAACCGGCCAACCAAAAGCGATCTGCACCCGACCATGAAACCAGTGGCGCTGGTAGAACGCATGATCGAATGGAGCAGCCACCCAGGAGATATCGTGCTCGATCTGTTCGGTGGAAGTGGAAGCACGCTGATCGCTGCACAGAAAGCAAACCGGCAAGCGCGTCTGATGGAACTCGATCCGAAGTTTGTTGACGTCATCATCAAGCGCTGGCAGGAGTTCACCGGCAAGCAGGCAACACACGCAGAAACTGGAAAACCTTTCGCGGAGGTTAAAAATGGCAACGAAAAAGCAATTGCAGAAGCAGCATGAAGCTGCTGAAAAATCGGTCATAAAAAAGCAAGGCGGCCCCAGACCGAACAGCGGAGGGGCTCGTGAAGGGGCTGGCCGACCGGCATTCCAGCCCACGGACGCCGAGCGCAAGCAGGTCGAGGCACTGTCCGGCTACGGCCTGCCCATCGAGCAGATTGCAGTCCTGGTGCGCGACGGCATCGATACCGACACCCTGCGCAAGCACTTTGCCCAGGAACTGATCTCGGGCAAGGCCAAGGCCAACGGGCAGGTAGGGAAAACCCTATTCCAGAAGGTCATGGCAGGCGACACGGCCGCGGCCATCTGGTGGTCCAAGACCCAGATGCGCTGGAAGGAAGTGCAGCAGCACGAGATCACTGGCGCTGATGGCGCTCCCATCGAGTTCCGCAAGATCGAGCGCGTGGTGGTCGGAAAGTGACGACCCTGCGCATTGAGACCCCACAATGGGCGCTGCCACTGCTCCAGCCGGCGCGCTACAAAGGAGCCTTCGGCGGCCGCGGCTCCGGCAAGTCGCACACCTTTGCCGAGCTGCTGATCGAGGCGCACATCATGGACCAGACCAGCCGGTCGGTCTGCGTGCGCG